ATAGCAGATGAATTTATCTTCCTTCAGATAGTATAAGTTCTATTTAAGCAAAAACCTTTTGAGAAGTCTGTGTAAAAATGACATTCTTTTAAGGAATATACAAAAAGGAGGTATAGATAATGAATAATGTTAATTTACAAGAAATGTATTATATTATTTGTGTGTCTAATATATTATGCAATGCTACGCAAGAATTATTTTACGTTATTTGTATAATCAGTATTCTATATATTACATATAGAATTGGTTATGAAAATGGTAAGAATGCAGAAGAGTAACTATTTCACCGCCTGAGAAACGGAACAGTTACTCCTTTGCAATATAACTATCAAATTTTAGGATAATCGTCTGCTATATGATAATCCTTTCCTTATATACTTTCTTAACTATTGATATCTTATATGACTTTGTTTTGGATGTCAATTATATGTTGTATGTAAGTGAACTACGCACAAGATAAAGATGATATAACTTATAATTAAGTGATTAAATTTGAATAATATTTTTATATATTCTTATTCAATTCCCCACCAAAATATGCTATACTCTTTTTAATCAGTGTAGACAGTATGGGGATAGTTCCTCGGTTGCCCTTTTTGGAGACGGAAAGGGGGATTCTATGAACACGTTAGAAGTTTTAACATTGCTGTTAGTAGTATTCGCAGCATTAACATACATAGATAATCATAACAACCGTAACTAGACAGGAAAAAAGCTATCCTCTACCGCAAATAGGGGATAGCTTGCTCTGTTATAACTTTTAGTTATTTCATCAAGTTTCCGTCTAGGGTAATGGGGACGTTGCAATATCTCCGTTACCTCTATACTGATTATAAGCTATATGACAGAATAATTCAAGTCAAAAATTTTTCAATTCTAATCACCTCTCTATGCGTTTTTCATGTCCTCAATGTGCAATTATCCACTTTGAACGTCTGAAAACTTCATACAGAAGATTTTTATTAAATAAAAAATCATAAATTGAAAAACACTTATATAATTAACAATATATAATAACTGGACTCCCAGTAATATTTCTATTATTGGAATCAGTATCAAGTATCCAAATAATAAATTCCACAGATATTTTTCTATACAAGATACCAGGATCACCAGAATGAGGATATCTTAACCAAATTGAATTATCCTTAAATAAATCTTCGTAATGGCAACTTAAATTTTTGCCGCCAAAAACCTTTATATTAGATGCCGTGCACTTAATAGTTATCCTATCGTAATTATTATGTCCTATTTTTATCTCAAAAATCAATTTATCATCATCAAAAAAACTATCCTCATCCCATCTAACTTTTTCTAAATCATCTTGAGTTAAGCTACACGCTGTATGCCCATCTTCAAATCTAACATATTCAAGTGTCCCTCTTGAAATTATGTATGATAAAGGTACAATTGTCAAATCAGGAGATAAATCTTGTAATTTTCCTTTACGTTTTAACGTTTTCAAAACATATGACATATCCTTCGATTCCTTGTTTACTTTTCGAAAAGGAGAAATTTTTATATCTGCAGATAATGAATCTTTTTCCGCATTAATGTTAATATTATTTAAGCTAAATGTTCTAACAAGATCAGTAAAATTCATATTAATTTCCGTCTCTAATAATAAATTATGCATTTTGTTTTCCGACAAATAAAGCAGCATTTCGTTATCCTCCTTTTTAGAGTATTTTTAAATAATACTACACCCAGAACCAATTTGCAACCATACATGACAGATTTTCACCAAAATATTTATACTCACATACAGATACACCCTCCCATCACACACACAAACCAATACACCTATATCTAAATACAAATATACAAACAGGGGTCATATTACAAAATACAACCCCCATAACTCTTACATCTACTATAATCCTATAACCCTTACACCATCGGCAATTTATTTCTAAAATGTTCCGTTAAATCTTTCTTATTTCCCGCATCTTCCACTTTATCCTCAGATGCATACATCATCTTTGGAATATTAACCCTGTTACTGGTCTTAATCTTCAATCCAATGTCTACAACCTCCGTCTTTTCCATCACATTATTAACAAGATCAGTCCATTCCTTTCCAGGCAGTTTGAAATCTAAGAAGTTCCCGTTTTCCCTCGCTCGATAAATACATACTGCATCTATGACAAAAACATCCCCGGAATGCTCATTATTATGGATAACCAGATAATCACCATCCTGCATCTCATGTTCTGTAAAGAACTTTTTCAGCGTATTCTTGCACATAAAGTCAAACTCAAAATACTCCATCCGTCCATAAAACCTTACAGCATATGGGGATGACTTTCCATTTCGCGGTACTTCAATGATCTGAATTAATTTATATTCTGGGTACAATTATTAAAATCCTCACTTTCTATTAATCATAAAACGATAAGGCAGTTCAATCCACCTTATCGTCAATATTATTTTCCAATTTATCATTTTTTCCTGTATCTGCATCTGCTCTATCTGTCTCCGAAGCATTCCCAGATGCATTCTGTTCGTCCTTAATCCTCTCCGCTTCGATACGTTCTAATTCCAACGCCGTATTTTCAGTATATGGGCTACGATCTATAATCGTCTGTTTCGACATTGCACCACACTCATGCTGCATCTTCATGTTTTCCATGTCAGACTTGTTATCCACCGGACGATTCACATTAAATGAAACGGATATGCTGTCAAATACTTCATCTGTAATGGTAATGCCTTTAATTTCAAGCAATTTCCGCATATATTCCAATCGTTTAGCAAATCCCTCCTGCATACTTGCAATATACTGTTTGCAGAAATTGTCTGTCTGCTGGTAAAGCATAGTGATACTTGTCTCCGAAACGTTTGAAACATTCGATTGTCCGAGTATCGAACTTGGCACACACGCAACACTAAAGAATTGCTGAATGATATAATCCAGTTCCAGCTTGATAGAATCCCTGTCCATATCCGCCGATGCATATTTGAAATCTGATCCATCCTCAAGATTCAGCACAGTACCAACAATGTTATTTGGTATAGATGAATCTATCCTTTGCCCGCTAACGACTCCAAGCGGATTCAGTGACAGTGTAGTTACTGCATCATCCAGTTTTGATAAAAGATTCTCAATCGTATCCATCAACGGAATTAAGTCCAGAATAAACGGATCACCGAATTTATCATACCTTGACTTATCCATAGCCGAATACCAGATAGGAAGCCCCGTTAAATTAACTTTTGTATCAACCAGTTTTTGATTCTCATATACTTCTACCCGATCTGGATAATATATAACATAATTATCTTCTCTTGTTTCTTCATCCTTCCAGTATTCAATAAAACTTATATATGTACCATGCCCGTCATAAACCGGATAGGAGTCTTTATTTCTTATGATTTTTGAACGTATAATATCGTTATCATCCAGATAGACGTACTCGAATGCGTCTCCATAGCTCACAAGTTCCTTTGCAACTTCCATATCTGTTTTATTATAGCTGCCCTTTTTGTAAACTTTATTCAGAAATGACACAAGCTCTTTGTCACCTGTCAGCGATACCGGATTAGAACAGATATAACCCGTATGGAACCTTATAATACTCTTCAAAGTCTGCAATATGATCTTAGCTGTTTCAAATGTCTTGCCCTTAAATTCAAAATTAGGACGTGCAAGTATCGCATGTTCCCTCCGCAAATATTCATCAATGCTGCTGATTCTGGAAATCCTGTCTACATGCTTATTCTTCTTAATTTCTGATTCAAACCAGTATCCGTTATCTCCCATTATTCTGTCCTTCACCTTCCTTCTGTCTGGATTTTTAAACAAACCTTTTATATGATCCCCTAATTTCAATATGGGGTTACGTTTTTCATTTTTCACTGTCTGTCCTTTCCATGCCAGATGCACTTAATCAGACGCACTCCATCAGGCAGCTTCTTTTTCTCTGTAATGGCTTTAACCGCCTTGTCTTCCAGACGGTTCTTTGTGTCAAATGGCATAGTTCCATTATCATAATCGAAAATATATTCCTTTACTGCATCTGCCATATAGAACACGCTCCCGCCATTGTTAATATAATCCGTTAAAGCTGCATCCAGAATGCTTTTATATTCTGTATATTCCATATTTATTTCTATAATTTCCTTTCAAAAATGCCTCTGTATGCGTTTTTCAGTACATTAAATGTAATATATACCGCTTGCAATTCCTTCCAACGCCATACAGAACGCTAATACCCTGTCATCTTTTGCACCCGCTACAGCCTGAACTTTTCCATTATTATCTACCTGAAATGATTTCATTTCGTTCAATAGTGCTTTTGAGTTTACACACACTTCTCCCTTTTCAAACATTTCAACAAATCGGTTTATAATGATTGGTCTGCTTTTGGCACTTGTCTCAAATCCAGGCTTCTTTCTCATTTTTCCTTTTGCATCATATGAACGATACTTATAAAGGTTAATATATCTGTTATTTGAGTCATACAGCTTGTCTACAACTGTATGTCCAGCAGACAATTTTTCTACTACAAGCAGACATGTATTGTAATATTTTCCAATTTCCCTAACCAGTTCAGCAAAAGCATACGGCTTGATTTTATTGTTTGCAAACTCTAAGCATTGGAACCCGTCTTCATCCACAATAGTAATCACACTGTTATCTGATCCAATCCCCTCGCCAGTGTCAACGCCTCCATAATACTTTTTACCAGCCTTCGGATATTTCCAGATAGTAATGCTGTTCTTCCACTTTCTAAAAACAGGGGATAATTTATCAGGCAGTTCAAGTTTTGGAGTATCATCGACATAATTTAGACGTGACTGTACAGACTGTAAGTCAAAGATATTATTTCCAGATACAATGAAACTTTCCATTGCGTTAGACGGATATTCCTGTCTGAATTTCTCCAATCCGATATTTGCTATTTTCATCCTCCTCCACATCAGCTTCATTAATGCAAGCGGATTCTTTTCACCATTCATTTTATGGTACAATGCCAGTTCCTCCTCATCCAGATCATCCACTACAAGATAGCGTCCATTCCGATTTTTATAAATTTCTGAATTTTCTTTATATGCTTTTAAGAATAAATATTTATCATCCAGCCACGAAAAGAAAAACGGCTTATATTGTGATTCTTTGTTTACAGCTTTCATCCATAATTCAAACCACATATTCATTCCATTGCTTGTAGACTCTAATACCATCTGTCCGTCTGGACGCAGTGCAGCTTCAATAGCAACTAATTGATTCTTTAATTTATCATCATCCATGAACGCTACTTCTGTCAGGTGGACGTATCTTAATGTGCTTCCCCTTGCAGCATCCTTGGAACCGCATACACAGCATATGATCCTGCTTCTGTTTTCAAGCAAAAGTTCTTTTCTGTTATTCGCAACATCCCTTATTTTTACTACTGCACTTAAATCATCATACATGGCTTTCAGCTTCTTAAATACAATATCTACTGTATCAAGTGAATAACTCATGATCATACATACTGTATCAGGCTCTGTGTGTGTTAAATACAAACTATATGCCAAAGCAAAACTTGTGACTCCGAGCTGTCTTGATTTGCTCACCAGATTATATTTAGTAAAATTCTTTGACAGTACTTTTTGATGATATGTTGGCTCAAATGGTACTTTACGCCCCTCTTTGTCAACAATCACACAAAAGTGTTTGATCCATAAAATAGGATCAGCTACAATACGCTTCAATTTATCTTCTCTAGTCATTTTCTAATTTCCTTTCTTAATCAAAAGCTGCATAGCAGTATCATCCCTGTCATGCAAATTCAAATCCATTCTGGTACTGTTTTGGTATATAAAAACTTTCATATAGTAATTTATTCTTCATAGGAATAGCTGTAGTCTTCCTCATCTTTAACCAGATCATCATCTGGAATCCTGTTCAATAGTTTAGTCAGTTCATTTTCTTTGTCTTCTGTAAAAAATTTGTCTGAAAAGTCCTGCCATGCTTTAAATGCCTGTACATCACCATCCAGAGCCTTTTTATAGTATGTATCATATAATTCTATCATTTTCTTCTGATGCAGACGCTTCAGCAGCCACTTAACGGCAGTCTGGCACCCCTGTTCCATAATATATCTTTTACATATATCTTCTGTAATTGTTTCTGAAAAACACTTATAACGGCTTTTCAGATCTTCAAAATCTTTTACTGGTTTTCTGTCAGCTTCTTTCAGATATTCAGGGCAGTAAAGGAACATGATATAATACGCTTTCATGTCTGTGCCTGTTATCTCCTTGAGTGTCGCATATATAGACTTCTCTTTAGAAACAGATTTTCCCCATACGCCATTACTGCTTGATTTTTCACTTGAATCTTTTGGTTTTCTTCCCAAATGTACCACTTCCTAAAATTTTATTATAAATTGATGTTAACAAAAAGCCTCCTGTTATGCCTGTTAATCCTAAAGGCATTCCAAGAATGGCCCCTATAATAATTCTGTTTTTATTTTTCATACACATATCCTTTAAGTTTATCACCAGACAATGTATCTATCTGATTTTTAGCGTTAGCTCTCAGTTTTGAAACATACTTTATGTAATCAATAATATTCATTTTCTCCCACGCTCTTTCAAAATTTCTCGCAGTAATATTATCAATAGATCTTTTTAAATCTGCTTTCGTAAACTTAGTTGTATATTCGCCAATGAGTTCTTTCCTCAAAATCTTTTCTATCATCTCCGTTTCTGACATTCCAGTTTCCACATTTTCAAATTCCCTGCATACCACAAGGGCCAGTTCAGCCGCTACACATGCAGCAAGTTCTTCATGGGTCAGATATGGATAATCCTTATGCCCTTTCACATACAGATATTTTTTCAGGTCAAAATATGTATTTCCTAATTCAATATCTATACGTTTTTCGTCAGAAATATTAGGATTTTCGAGTATTGTCATATTATTGCAGTACACAGCCACCTCATTATATTGTAACGGCTCCATCCAGTTCCATTTATATATCATGCATGATATTGGCTCCTTTAAAACATTTCCCATGTTAATTTTATCCATTGTTTCAAAAGATAACGGCTCCTCTACAACAACATTGCCATTTGCACATACCTGTATCCCCGTATCCACACAAATTGTATTTCCATCTTCATCCATTACCAGTTCTACAAGATATGTTCCAGCCATATATTTTGAATTTTTAATATTATTCTCTTTTGCCCTGCCTTCCTTTTTTATCCATCCTGAAGACTTAATATCTTTATTTTTTAATACGTTTCCCTGTTTATCCTTAAAACCTGTTTCCCACTCTCCCTGATCGTCCACTTTCACATGCTGGTTTGCATATGACTCGTAAAAGCCAATCGCTTTCTGGATATCATTTTTATGAAATATTGAGTTTGATATGGATATTGAAACTGGAGGTGATTCTTTTGGATCGTTCCTTGTTTCATCATTCCAGACATAATTATAAATATAATCTGCAAGGCGGTTCAGTGCCTTTATGCATCTGATACCAAGATCATTCAAGATTGTACCGTTATCTACCGTTGTACACCGCCCAAGACGGATTTTCTTTTCTATGATAATATCAACCATTTTTTCAACCACATGAGGAGCCAGAAACGGCTCACCTCCTGTCAGTGACAAATGATATATCTGTTCAACCTGACTAAAGATTTTATTCAATATTTCATCTGACATATCAAGGTTTTGTGGATTTCCACGCATACAATGACTGCATGTAAGGTTACATTTTCTCGTTACTTCCAGCATAAGGTTATAATATGGCAGACTTATGCCAACCTTTGCCCAGTTTAATTCATTCTTCAATTAAGTTCCTCCATCATACTACAACCATATCCTCTTATCTTCGTCCCCTTCGCTCTGGCGGATATTCCACAACCAGACAGTTGCTGCAGTACTGTTTTCCCGTTTCCTTATTTGTATTTATCATAAAGTTCACAATCATACCACGCTCCGGCAGATCGTCCACAAACTGCGAGATATGAAAGAAATAACTTTCACCATCATAATCACTCACTATAAAACCATACCCTTTATCACGGTAAAATTTTGTAATCTTTCCCATATAGCGCGGTCTTGGCTTCCATGTCTTTTTCTTTCCATGTTCATCCATAATAAATATTCTTCCTTCCAAAATTGATTTATCAATAAAATTCAAGTTTCAATGTATGCTGTTCTATCCCTATGACTTCTTTCCAGCACCATTCTTTGACGGTCTTCCGGGCTTTTTGGTTGTCTGCTTTTCTTCTTTCATTTCATTCATCTGTTCCAGCCGTGCCTTCTCTTCCATCTTCTCTTTTTCCTTATCAGCTTCAAATGTACCGTATACTTTAGCCTGAGATGCAGCATTGATTCCCTTTATAATTTCATTATGGTTATGTTCCGTAACCTTTACTACCCCGCGCTCAACCTGTCCGATCAGTTCATGACAGACATTGCAGTACCTTGCAACATCACGCAATGACAATTCTTTTTGCAGCCTGTAATCCTTTAAATCAAACCTTGATAACATCTATTTTTATCCTTTCTTAAAAATAATTGCCTTAAAAGAACGGGATGCAACTTGTAACTGCATAATTGCATCCCATATTAGAAAAATACTGGTCTTGAAAACCAGTGAGAAATGACTAAGCAATCGTTTTACGGATGACAGCACATCCTTTTGTATCCATTAATTTAACGGCATAAAGATCACTAGCAATAAGGTCAGTTGCTAACAGCTTGCCCTCGCGTTCCTCTTCAATCGTGACTTCTTTCTGCCAGATTACGCCTAACGCATTCTTTTTGACTATGTATGTTTTACATTCTAGCAGATCTGTATCATATGTATTATTGTCACATATAATAACAGGAATCACGCCAAGCCAGTGTCCGATAACTCCATTTTCAACAACACCGTTTCCGTCTTTGGCATATGTTTTGGAAATGGAAATAAATTCATCCATTGCAGTGAATACTTTTCTCATCCTGTGGTTAATCAGTATGCCCGCGAAACTTGCAGAATCTACGTCATCTCCAAAACAGTCGAAGGCGGATTCAATAGCTGTAATATCCAGTGACGGAGACGCAACTTTGTACACAGCATTATTGTCAAGCTCATCAATAAGAGACTTATCAACATTTTTAGCCATGACTTCGCCCATTTGTTCAGCCATACGGTCTTTCATTGCTCCTTTCACCTGAATAGAATCCTTATCATAAATTCTGACAGATTTTCCTACCTGCTTAATCTTAGCGGTAGAATCACTCATGTTAACTTCTTCCGGTACAAGCGGTGTTCCTTTTACAACATCCGCTGCATCTGAAATCCTATCAAATGTCGGAAAATGAATTGTATCACCACAGGTACGAATATCTTCTGCTAAATCTGTCATATCTACGGCCAGCTTTCCAACACGCAATGCAATGTCCATTTTCGCATTAACGGCTTCTGAGAAAAGCTCCGCTATAACTAATGTATTTGCCATAAATTTTTACCTTCTTTCTTAAAATTTTCAATATAAAAGCCTGATCCATGTTCAGAATCAGACTGTCTTATAAACTATATTTACTTTTTACCTCTTAATCTCTTGAAAGATTCTGGATGCCGTTCTGCGAACGCTGCCTTCTTTGAATAAGGCCACTTTGCAAACTCTTCTGGTGTGACAGCATCATCAGAACTATGATCTACAGGTTTATACCCGTTTTCCTTCATTCTTCCTTTTATAATTCCATCCACAAGAGAAGATAGCGCATCTATATCCGCATCATCCTTTAAATAATCAGCCAGCCCCTTATCAAGCCCGTTTGCTGATAATTTCTCCTGAACCGCAATCTTTCTTTCCCTGTCTGCAATATCCTTTTCAGATTTTTCCAGTGCTGCAATACGTTTTTCCAGCGCAATCTCAGCTTCACTTTTTTCAACAGGTGATAACTTTTTAATCTGAGCTTCCAAATCTTCAATCTGTTTGGCATACTTTTTATGCAGTTCATCCTCTGCGCTCTTAATTTTCTTTGCAAGTTCATCCTCTGTATATGTTACAGGTGTTTCCTTATCCTCTGGCTTGTCTGCCTTAGAATCAGTTTTCTTTTTATCCTCTGGCTTACTGTCTTTGCCTGCATTCAGATCTTCATTATTTTTATTATCTTCCATATTTTATTGTTCCTTTCCTCATTAAATAATTATTTCTTTTTATATATAAACTGCTGCTATATGTCATAAAGCACTCAAAATGTCGGTTTTCTTTCAATTTTTGAAAGGAGGTTATAGGAAAACCGAAA